ATGTCCAATCCAAAAATAATTAGGTTTCATACTGCTTGACTCTTTAATTTAATCCAAAAGAATTCTTTCATATCAACGACTGTAGTTTTCGCTTCTTTTTGTCGATGCTTTAAAAATCGAACACTCCCGTCATCTTCTTCAATCCATATCCTATCAGAACTACGTGTTAATCCAGCGTACCTGATGCCACCAACTATGGCACTCTTACGAGCATTATACACTGCAAAGTAACGACCAGAATATCCAAACTCTTCACCACCAGTCATACATTCAGCTAGTTCAAAGTAGTAATTCATTCGTCGCCTCTGATTACATCAAAGATATTACCGTACTCATAACGCTTCCAATCCTCATAGTCCACGTAAGTATTAATACAACGGCGGTACACAGTTTTAAGCCATGTACGCCGTCCGTTTACTTTTACTGGATACCACGCAAACCACTTGACCCAAGGACTCACTTCTGTTTTACGTGGAACATAAGTTGTACCCCATGTTCCATCAAACATTTCGTCCTTAGGCCGCCTCCATAAAGTTACGCACCCAAGCTAGGCGAGCTTGCTCGTCCATAGCAGTATACTCAACAATGTTAGCACGGATTGCGTCTACTAGTGGATAGTATTCTTCATCAAGATTGTGCTTAATGTCCTTGTTCAAGTCTACTAACTTATCTGTACGTGGATTGCGAGCAACCCACTTGGAAGTTAAGTAGTATGGTGACTTGATCTTAGCACTCACACCTTCATCTGTGTAGAATACATAACCTTCGTGCTTGCATTCCTTGGCCAATTGATTCAGTCGCACCATGTTAGTTGTTACACTTTCTGGTACGTAACAGTTGAACATACGTCCAAGTTGTTGGATCATGAACGGATCATGTACCACTGGGCTATTCCAGACATTTGCACGAGCCCCTAAGATGTACATACCTTCTTCTTCAGGGATGATATGTGGATCACTTGGATGCACACACTCAAACATAAATGTCATGCCTTGAGTCTCAGTGTTGCATAACGCCATTTGCCAGTCTGCCCAGCACATGTGTTCCAGCATCATTTCTTTGGCCATATCAACGTATGGACTATCAGTGCTACCAGTAGTAGACACTAACACATCATCGTTGTACCAAGTAGCAGCAACCATGAAGCCGTTAACTTTACGGAATGCCGTAACCTTAGTATCGTCAGCAAGCACTGGTGCCTCCTTTTCGATACCATAGTTGTAGATTTTTGTAAATGGATAAGCAACCAAGTTGAAATCCTTGTCCACAATGGACCCACGGCATTCTGCAATGTACTCGTTCCACAAGTTATCGTAGAACACTTTCTTCTTGTACTTTAACACGTAGATGCCGTCACCAGCTTCCTTCATGTTAACCAAGTTGGAAGTCTCTACGTATTCTTTTAACTTGTCCTTGAACATCACTTTACTCTTTTCAATTGATAAACGTTACCTTTGAACTCATGCATTTCACACATACTATGCTCAAAGTCAAAAAATATAATGCGGTCCATTTCTGGAGCATTGCACCCATAACCAATTGTACGCATAATTGACCCCTTTGTCAACTGCTGACTATTCCATGGATGGCCCGCAATGGGCTTTTGGAAACGACAATTACAACAACACCGTCCAGCCGTATTTGCTTCCTTGTCGTCCCAACCCTTAAAACATGGATCTACGTGTGTCATACAACCAGTGCTGATGCACGTTCATACAATGTTTTATCACCCTTGGTTAACACTTCGAGCAACAAGCGTTTTTCTTCAAAGTATGTTTTGGCAAAGTTAGCATCATGTTCTTTAATACTGGAACAGTTGCTGATCAAGTCCGCCAATTTAATGGTTTGCGCTTCGGCGCTTGCCATTGCAGTGTGCGCTCTGTCGATTGCTTTACGAGTGGCACGATTACCCTGTTCTGGCCTGCTGGCATCTGTAAGCCATCCCACCAACTCTGCGACTTTTTCACCAAATTCTGCTCGAATAATTTCAATGGTAACTCCTGTGTCTTCTACAACATCGTGTAACCAAGCGGCTGCTACCATTTCAGCAGAAGCGCCTTCCAAATTATTAATAATACTGGCAACTTCAGCAGGATGGACTATGTAAGGCTCGTTCGTATACTTACGAAGTTGAGCCGCTGCCGCATGTGCCGCAGTTGCAAATACTCTAGCCTTTTCAATAATGTCCATGTTAGTCCTTAAATAAAAATTACAAAACAGACAAGGGCCATTATTACAATGAGCCCTATACTGTCTGCGAAGTCCTCACCACCCGTTACGGGCTTAGTGGACTTTAAGTTATGTTCGCACCATGCCAAAATATCTTTAAGCATGGTGACTCTTGATTGCATTGTCTTTGATCAATCGGATAGCACGTTCCATGGAAATAACAATTTCACCTGTTGAGTCCATGCCCACATCCAATGCGCGATACTTTTCAATGCCGCTTACACCACCGTGCAAGTGACCATGAAAGTGTAACGCACCTCTGTGCATTTGGTCCCACTCAGCAATTGGATAGTGAAACATGACGCACTTGTGTCCGTCATAGTTAATATCCAAATACTTGTGTACTTCCTTGAAGGCATTGCGGAATGTTGCATCCATCAATGTCTTGCGGTCGTGGTTACCTTCGATCAAAATCTTATCACCGTTCAAGCGATGCATGGTCTTACCGGCATCACTACCTGACATGAACGCTACATCACCTAAAATGTAAACCAAGTCGCCTGGTTCTACTTTCGCATTCCATTCTTCGACCATTGCGCTGTTCATGTAACTAACATCGCCTCTAAATCGTGCCCTTGTCTCTGGACAAAAACTCATAATGTTTTTGTGTCCAAAGTGCAAGTCACTTGTAATCCATGTTTTCATTTTTTCATCGCTTCCATCATTGCGAACAATTCAGCCCATTGATTTTTAGGATTAGCACCTGGGTTTAGGTTCTGAATTGCCAAAAAGTCTTTATGATTCTCTGGAATCTTAAAGTAAATATTTGCGTAAGTGCAGTCAAAGTCATCATCCGCATCATGTGAGTACCAAGGATGCTCTGACATCTCGTCAAATACATCTTCATAGTCTTCACGATTGCCACCACCATTACGTGTATGAACAACAATGCATCCATCTTCCATGAATACACTGCGAAAGCGACCAAAGTCACCCTGTGTTTTTCCCAACAGTTGCAACAATGCATCGCTATCAGGATTAGCACCAAAAATCATATTGTACATGCTCATATATCACCTTCGTAATTCTTTGGGACTATTAATCCACTGTCTAATTCAATACCATTAATGGTATGCGGTTCATTTTCGTCGTATGTCATGCCCAACACCTTCATCATCTTGTGTTTGACCAATAAGTTGGGACTACGAAAAACTTCACAATCGTTAAATCCCAATATTACGCCAACTTCACAAACTGCACCGCTGCGGCACACACCTGCAACGCAGTGTACTACGACATTCATTCGTTTGTCAAGTGCATGTTGTAATAAGCCAACTAACTCAGCAGCTTGGGTATCATTGATTTTTAATTCTTCAGGAAAATCATCATCTCGTTCCAAATCCAAGAATTGAAACTGATGTGTTTCTTTGAACTTATGCATGGGTACAGGAAACTCCATGCCAGGGTCAACAATTTGAATCAGCATGGAATTCTCACCAGCATTATGATGTCGCCCTTTAGGCACATCCCCTAACGATACATTTTCAATCCACGGCATCTATTCTCTCCACATATACTTTGAGACCCTTCTTGGTCGCATAGTCAATCATATTTTTTGTACCCCTACTTTTACCATCCCATATGGCAATAAGGGCGTCTGCAAAATCTCCCATTACGCGATTGCGTATGGGCCCTGCTGCACGACCATGTTTGTCCCAGTCTGCTGGAAACTTGAACAATTCCAATCCTGCTTCAGTTGCAAAACGTTCACCCATGGTATCAACACCAGGGGCTGCACCACTTACAACTGCTGTAATATCGAAGCCAGCATTGAGCACTGCCTTGAGTACTAGCTCATAATCGTTAATCTCTCTGCCGCCTGCGATAATTACTTTCATTCTGTTATCTCCACAAACTCTTGAATAAACAACTTGGCTTCAAGATTGCTTTGCATGTCTTCTAGGATCTGATCCATGCTTGGTGCATGACCAGGATTGCCACCCAAGTTACTGTGTTCCCTAAGATCATCTGCAATATCCGGAAAGTCATGAATGAACCAATAACCAAGACGAATGTTAGGATTGCGAATACTGGCAAAGTTAAACTCTGCCAAGTATCTGTCCCATTCAGTGCGTGTTAACGATAGTTTTAATTCCATAGCAATTCAAAGTTACCCTTGAGCACAGTATTGCATTTGGCACGTTTACCAGTTACATGATCCTGTACAGAATCATCTTGGAAACGATACGTGCGGATTTTATCCCCACGCATACCAGAGCCCACTTGCTCGCGGCGGTTGTTAGATATGCTGGAATTATACTTGGAAAGGGTTAAGTTGTCAACCCTTGATTGTATGTCTTGCATCGCTTCATTATAACTATTTTGGCGACTACGACATTGTGCAGTTGCTACTGCACCAGTTGGTATGTGAGTTATCCTGCATGAATTCTGATGCTTGTTACGGTGTTGACCACCTGCACCAGTCCCGCTATACCACTCGATTTTTAAATCAGAATGTGGTATAAGTACACCTTGCGATGTTTGTTCACTGCCGTCTATAACAGCAACGGTAACGGTGCTGGTATGAACCCTTCCCTTCCTTTCTGTAGGGGGAACCCGTTGGATCCTATGACCACCACACTCGTTATCCAAGCCGGATAAATCAGTACCCTCGACAAGTAAGTGTAACTCGCCAAGATATTCATTTATCAGGCGAGCTGTTCAGCCCTTGCTTTGTGCAAACTTGATGTATGCTTGTGCTAAGTCTTTTACAAATAGTTTACTATCATCACCGCCCTCTGCGGCTCGTATCTCAATTACTTTTTTCATTTGTCTTTCTCCAAAAATTTATTTCGTTTAGGAATGGAATCAGTTGATCCAATACCTTAACATCAAACGATACAGTGTAACCAGAATCACCAAAGTTTCTAAATTCGATTGATTCACCC